ACCGCTGGTGCGGGAGGGTCGCGATATTCGGAAGCTGGATCGCAATCTGGAACAGGCAATAGTTTTCCCTAACCCAGCGTTCCACGACATGGAGGGTCCCCTACAGCAGCAACAGTATTTCGCTGACGCGCGTGGGTGATATCTGCTTCGCGGGCGGCAACGTGAAATTCAACCAGAGCGGCGAGAACAACTACACACAGGCGCGGGAGTCCATACCCGTGGGGTATCGTCCAGCGGAAACGTCGAACGTTCCCATCGCCGTGTTCGGCGGCAACACCACGTTCATCCTCTACGGCGAGCATACGGGCCGTGTGGTCATGCTCGGCAACCCGAACAACGCATACGCGGGATGCACCGGCGTATGGAGGACCGCCGACCCGATGCCCGCCGCATAGCTTCGGGACACTGGCTCAGGCGGTTGCACTGTCTTGCAGTGACCCCACGGGTCATAGCGCGTATGAGACGGTCATGCCGAACGCGTTCGTGCCCTGCGTGCCACCCTGATTGGCGTAGGTCATGGTTCCGTTCGCGTTTACGTTGATGGTCTTCTGGTTGGCCCCGTCGCGTCCGCCGTAGGAGAAGTTCAAGTTCATCGGGGGACGCCATCCTTCGGGCAGAGTGCCGAACGTGCCGTTGTTCCAGGAGCCGGAGGCCGACAACTTCCAGTCGATGCGCAACGTGACGAGCGAGCCGCGACGGTAGCCTTTGACGGTACCGTAAGTGGAGTTAATCAGCGTCAGCACTTCGGTCTGGGTTAGGGAAAGCTACGCGGTAATCCAACAGCCGGATATACCGACGAATCGGCCGGTATATCCGGTGCCGTTCAACACCATTTTCCCCTCCGGCGTGCCGTAAAGGTAGAAACTGATTGCACCGCTGTTGTCGGTGCCGCGCATGACCGCGCGGGAATCGCCGGACGGTCTGAAACCCTTCGGGATTGTCTCGTTGACGGACACGTTGCTGGTCTGATTGAAATTGCTTGTCAGCGTGATATACGCGCAGGCGGTGACGATACGGCCGACGCGAACCAGAGTGATATGCCTATCGGAGTACGGCATCTTGACTTGGCCTGTGACAGGGGTTAGGGAATCCCGTTCAGGCTATTAGGGCTCGTTCCCAGAGGCGTTGCGCGTCTCGCAAAGCCGTGATATCCGGTTTGAGGTAGTACTTTGCGGTGGTTTTGATGTCGCTGTGGCCGAGCATTTTGCTCACGATGGCGATGTCAGCCCCGGCGGCCAGAGTGTTCGTCGCCCATGAGTGGCGCAGGTTGCGTGCGGGCACGTGCGGCAGATCATGCCGCTTGCACCAGCTCGCGTATTGGCGTGCGGCCTGCGGCGGGGTGAGGATGCCGATGAGACGGCCTCCCTCGCGTGGTTTGATTTCGCGCAGTCGTTTGACGGCGAAGCGCGGCAACGGGAGCGTGCGGCGGGACAGTTCGGTTTTCGGCGGCACGACGGCCTCATGCCCGCTCACCCATTGCAGGCCACGCTCCACGTGCAGGACACCTGAGCGCAGGTCAATATCCGACCATTCAAGCCCGTAGCCCTCTTCGGTGCGGAGTCCGCATGAGACGGCGCAGATAAGCCACGCCTCAAGCGGATGGCCGTAAAAGCCCTGCAACAGTGCGCGCTGCTGGCGGATGGTCAATATTCGCGGCTCGTAATGAGGTTTGGCCGGCAGTTGGATGTCGCGTCTGGTGATGTCCACGTCCAGCAGGTTCCAGCGGATAGCCCGCCTGAGTATCGCGCGTAGTACGGCCCATGCCTTGCGCGCGGCTCCCGCCGTGTCGAAATCCGCAAGCCATTTGTCGACCAGTTCCACGCTTATCGCGCCCATATCCATGCCACCGAAAACCGGCATGACATGCAGCCTCCACGCGGACTCGTAGCCCACGCGCGTGCTCTCACGTAGATTCCGCGTGCAGTACGGCCAAAACCGGTTGGTCCAAAACTCTTGTAACAGCATTTTCAACTTCCAAAACCCACACGCCCGTTGGCCTGTCCAACGGGGACGAACGTGTGGGTTTTCCCACCGTAAAGGAGCTTTTCCATGTCTTTGATTACTCACGTCGTCGATTGGCTCGTGCCTTTTATCTGTGGCGGCGTGGCCACGGTTTTGGGCCTGATGTGGCGGTGGGGCAAAGCCATGGTCAACGGGCTGCGCGAGCTCCTGCTGTGCCAGTTGGAGGACCTGCGCCGCGAAATGGTCATCGAGCATGACGGGGTGGCGGACGAGGACCTCAAATCACGCTCCCAACGCCTCTACGACAGCTATCACAGCCTGGGCGGCAACGGCCACGGGACATCGCTCAACAATGACATCCAATCCGCGCCGATAGCGCCACGACAATCCTGATCCACACAATCGAATCCATTAAGGAGGAACAGTAATGACCCAAATCCATATCAAAATCATGAAGCCGAAGACCGGCGGCTTGGACCCTGTGACCGGTACGCTGCGATTCCGCCCGGTACGCCGCCATTTCGACGCGGCGAAGAACCTCATCATCGCGGCCTCGTTCGACGCGGACTTGTCCGAGGATGGTGAGTTGACGGTTGACCTGCTGCCTACGACGCCCGCTTTCGTCTGGCAGGTCGTGGAACTGGCTGATTCGCCGCAGGCGTACACGCGCTACGTCGAAGTGCCCAATTCCCAGACCGAGGTCGAATACGCCGACCTCGTGGAGGTGGACGCCGGCACGTTCGTCCCGAAGGACATGAACGGCTCCCAACTGTTGAAGGTTCGTCGTGCCGCCACCCAGTCGGAGGCGGAGGCGTTGAGCGCCCAATACCCGGACGTACTGGTGTTCTTCAATGAGACGGCGAGCGTCACCAAGGCCGCTATGGCCATGAGCACGTTGGAGTCCATCACGGCCGAAGCGCAGACGAACGCCGCGTTGGCGAAGAGCGCCATGCTGAGCGCCCGGTCTTCGGCGGATTCGGCGACCGCCACCCAGTCCGATCTGAATGTTCTCGCGTCGAACGCCAGCATGGCGGCGGCTTCCGTCGCCAATGATTCGCAGACGGTGGCCGACACCGCCAACGCGGTTGCGGCGAAGGGCGAATCGGCTATCGCCACCATCGATTCGACGGTGCAGGCGGTCAAGGACAAGGCGGAGGCTGCGACCACCGTACTGCCCGACACCGGCACCACCGAGGAAACCACGGAGGAACCCGACACCGACTCCACGCCAGCCAAGGCCAAGAAGGCCACTGTGAAGGAGGCCTGATCATGCCAGCCTTATACGCCGGCAAACGTGTCGGCAAACCATTGATGGGCGGCCACACGTACAACGCCATGTTCAACGGCAAACTCGTGTGGCCCCTCGACAAAGACACGGTGGTCTCCATCGAGATCACGGATGATAAGGGCAATGCTCTGCCCAAGTCTCTGGCGGTCAACAGCACCCTGAAACTGGGGGCGAAAGCCACGTATGCGGACGGTCATGTGGGCGACCTGCTGACCACCAAGGACGTGACGTTCGCGAGCCGGGACACTTCCACCGCCACGGTCAGCGGTAACACGCTCACGTGGAGGCATGGCGGCACGATTCTCGTCACGGCTACTGTCAACGGTTTCACTTCCGCCGCCGCGTCCATCGCCTCCGCCTACGCACCCGAATCCATCAAGGTCACGGACGATGCCGGCCAGCCGGTCGATGCAGTCACCCTGCGCGTAGGCGAAACCAAGCAGCTCAACATCGCGGTATTGCCCGCCGCCGCCTCGCAGGAGGTTACTTCCATCATCGCTAACACGACGCTAGCCACCGTCACCAAGGAGTCATAACAATGACGAAACTTAATATCACCGGCGTCAAGCCGGGTTCCACGAGTCTGGAACTGACCGCCGGCACGGTCACGAAAACAGTGCCGGTTACGGTACTCTCACGTAACCTGTTGTCCTATGGTCCCGCGTCGGGCAACGGTCTGACCGTCACCGTGGCGCAGGACGGGTCGCTTGATTTCAGCAGCGGCACCGAATCGGTGCCATTGAACAAGGGCGTGCGCTGGAAGTTCGACGTGCCCGAAGGCATCGTTGGCGTGCCTCTCATCATCTCCTACACGGGCGATGTGCCCGGAAACCTGATCATCGGCATCTACGCCAACGCGAATAGCCTCGGCGGCGTCTATCAGGGGAAAAACAACACCGTGGTCACCATCCCCAAGGGGACCACACGCGTCGAGCTGCGCATCTTGCGTGGCGGCGTCACGGCCGGCAGCGTGTCGGGCAACCTGAAAATCCAACTCGAACTCGGGAACACCGCGCACGAGTGGATGAAACCCGATGTCACAAGCCTTGAGGGGGGGGTATGAGCTAGCGAACCTCGTGCCCTCGTTCGCTTCCCTGTTGCCCTATACCATGAACGGCGTCACGTTCACCAGCAGGGACGGGCACACCGTGCACGTGAAGGGCACGGCGACCGCGTGGGCGCAAATCAACGTATCCGTGCGACTGGACGCGGGCACCTACATGCTCACGTGCGACAACAGCAACGGCTGGAATTACGGAGTCCAGTTCGGCGGCAGTATCGGCGGTCACAACTCACTGGGCAATCCGTCCGTCAAGCTCGAAACAGGCACCTACACCGTCAACGTGTTCGTCGCCGAAGGGAAGACCGTGGACATCGACCTGACCCCGCGCATCCACCGGCTCGACTAGCCAACACGTCCCCTCGCGGATTCCTTCATTCTCTCCTTGCCGCGAGGGGAATTCTTTTTTAACCGTCAAGGAGAGATTTTTTTCTTCGAGGAGAACGTCAATGTCACGCAACCGAAACCACCGCCGCGCCAATGTCAGCCAGATTGCAGGACGACCACAGGACCACAAGCAGTCCAAGAATACGGTTCGCCGTGTCAACGTCCGTGGAATCGATATCGATATCGACCCGAAGGTTTTGGACGATTGGGAGTTCATGGAATCGCTCTATGACCTTCAGGCCGATCCGAAGGGCAACGCCTTGCAGATCATCCCGTTCCTACGCCGATTGTTAGGCGACTCATACGACAAGGTCAAGAACGGATTGCGAGGCGCAGACGGGCGCATCGACGGCGAAACTATGGGCACCTTCCTGACCGAGCTGTTCGAGGAGATGGGTAAGGCTTTCCCAAACTCATGACGCTCGTGCTCCTGCTCGACCGCTGTCCTGACCAGTTGGCGGCGGACATGAGAAGGGAGTACGGGCTCGGCATGCACGACCTGGACCCGTTGGAGACGGCCGCACTGGCCGCGAACCTCCCCGCAGGCTCACTCGTCTGGCAGACGTTGGACACGCCGCGCGCGTGGACGTTCGACCAGTATCTGGCCGTGCTGCGCATCGAACAGATGAACCAGTGGATCTGGGCAAACGGCGACCCGAGGAAACGCGGCCCGCAACCCCGGCCGCTGCCGCGCCCCGGCCAACACCACGCCACGCCGGAAGCAACCGGCCCGGCCATGGAAGCCGGATCAGAGAACCCAGAACCCGATGGCAACACCATCCGTCGCACGCGCACCATCAAGGCCGTTGGCATGAGCGTCGAACAGCTCGACCGATTCATGAGCCAACGGTTCACGACCGTGAACCGTGTGGAGAACCGGCCGCAGACCGGACAACCATAACCGAACAGAGGAAGGCGAAACAATGGCCTATAATCTCGCCACCGCATATGTGCCCATCGTGCCCTCCATGGATGGCGTCGGCAAGGCCATTGAAAAAGCGTTCGGCGACGCATCCAAAACCACCGGCAGTAAGACCGGACAGAGCATCGGCAAGGGACTGTCCGTCGGATTCGCCTCCAAGGTCGGAGCCGTGGCCGGCATCACGTCCAACGTGTTCAGCAAGGTCGCGTCCGTCGTCACGTCCAGCCTTGGTTCCGCAGTTGACCGCGCCGACCAGATGAACAACTTCCCGAAGGTCATGAAGAACCTCGGATATTCGGCCACCGATGCGGCCGCGAGCATCAAGAAGATCAGTGACGCGCTCGACGGTCTGCCCACCACCAGCTCGGCCATGACCGGCATGGTCCAGCAGCTCGCCCCACTGACCTCGAACCTCGACGAGGCCACCGACATCGCTTTGGCGTTCAACAACGCCATGCTCGCCGGCGGCGCTTCGACCATGGAGCAGGAGAACGCGCTCACCCAGTACACGCAGATGCTAAGTGCCGGCAAGGTCGACATGCAGGCATGGCGTTCGATTCAGGCCGCAATGCCGGGCCAGCTCAACCAAGTGGCCGAGGCCATGCTGGGCGCAGGGAAGAACTCAAACGACCTGTATGAGGCCATGAAAAACGGGTCAATCAGTTTCGATGATTTCAACAAGAAGGTCATAGAACTGAACCAGAACGGTTTCGGCAAATACGCCTCGTTCGCACAGCAGGCCAAGGACGCGACCCAGGGCATCGGCACGGCCATGGAGAACGTGAAGAACCGTGTCGCCAAGGCCGTGCAGAAGATCATCGATGCCGTCGGCGTGGAGAACATCGCCGGCGCGATCAACAGGTTCAGCTCCCAGTTCGGCAAGGTGGGCGACGCGGCCGCGAGCATGGTCACGGACGTGAAGAAGAAGCTCTCCGAAGCGGGCAAGTGGATCACGGGCCTGTACGACAAGCTCGACAAGACCGGCGCGATAACCCGGTTCAAGGACACCATCTCCACGGCGTTCGAATCCGCGCGCAGCCGCGTCACCGAGGCGGTAGACCGCATCGCCGGGTCGTTCAAGGGCCTCGTGCCGGACGGCGCGATAGTCTCCGCCATCGAGGACGTGCTCAAATACGTGGGCACGGTGTTCTCCGACTTCGCGGACTGGGTGGCCGACACCGTCGAATGGTGGAGCAAGTTCATCGCCGCACTGAAAGACACCGGGGCCGTGCAGCAGCTTGCCGGCGCGTTGGGCGGCCTGTTCGACGCTATCGGCGACGTCGCTGACGCCTTCCGTGGTGCCGGCGACATGGCCGAATCAGCGGCCGGCCGCTTCGACTCGGCCAAGGGCTCCGCGGAACTGCTGGGTGCGGTTATCAAGGTCGCGGCCGACCTCGTGCAGAAGATGGCCGACCAGCTCAAACGCGTGGCCGAATGGGTGAAGAAATTCACCGACACTCTCTCCGACAGCGGCGCATTGGACACGTGGATGGACGCGCTCGAACGCATATTCTCCGCGCTCGGCGACGCCCTCGGCTCATTGAAACGGCTCGGCAAGGCGTTGGACGGCGGCAAGAAGTCCGCCGAAGGGGCGGGTGACGGGCTCGACACGGCCGCCGCCGCCGCGAAAGGATTCGCCGCGTACATCGGGGCGGTCGCCAATGTGGTCGAGACCGTCGCCGGAGTGTTGGACGGCATCGCGTCGGCGGTCGGCAAACTCGCCGACGGCATCGACTGGCTCAACGAGAAGTTCCCCATCCTCGGCCAGGTGATCGGATTCCTGCTCGACCCGATGGGCTCGCTGGCCGACATGGCCGGCAACCTGTTCGGCTTCTTCTCCGGCGACGCCGGGGCCAACGCCGTCAACGGCTTCTCTTCCACGTTCGTGGAACCGGTGAAGGCCAAGCTTGACGAGATCGGGCAATGGTTCCAATCATTGCCGCAGAAGGCCATGGACGCGGGGAGCCAGTTCCTGACCAACATCGGCCAATGGTTCCAGCAGCTGCCGTCACAAATCTGGACATGGCTGACCCAGACCATCCAGAACGTGCAGGCATGGGGAAGCCAGATGATGGCGCAGGCCGGAGACGCGGGAAGCCGGTTCCTGACCGGGCTTGGCCAATGGCTTCAGTCGCTGCCCGGACGAATCTGGCAATGGCTGACCGGCGCGATAAGCAGCGTGCAGGCATGGGGCGGACAGATGGGGGCGGGCGCACGCAACGCCGGCAACCAGTTCCTGCAAGGTATCACCGGCACATTGCAGAGCCTGCCCGGACGCATACAAAGCCTGTTCTCCAACGCGGGCTCGTGGCTCCTCTCATCCGGCCGCAGCATCATGGACGGTCTCGCCCAAGGCATCAGGAACGGCATCAGCGCCGCCGTTGACGCCGCATCCAACGCGATGGAGGCCATCTCGAAACTGTTCCCGCACTCCCCGGCGAAGGAAGGCCCGTTCAGCGGCCACGGCTGGACCCTCTACTCCGGCCAAAGCATCATCGACGGTCTGGCCGAGGGTATGCTCCAACGCCGGGCCGGCCTCGTGGACGCCACCCGCGCCGCGATCAGCCCGGCCAGCATGGAACTCATGCATGGCATGGACACGCCACGCCCTAGCGTCGGCACAGGCACCGCGAACGGCACATACCAGAACCAGTCCGGCGAACTACTCGGCGAACTCCTATCGGAGCTGCGCGCACTGCACGCGGATATGCCGCTGATTATGGAGAAGCTTGGCATCGAGGTGGATGGTCGTGAACTCGGAAGGGTGATACGCAATGCGATCGCTTAGTTATATATGCGCCTCGACCGGTGAGACGATCCCACTGGAAGGGCCCGATACCTGGGCCCAGACGGCGGATGGGCTGCGCGGTCGCGAATGGTCGCACACCATCGGATACCGGAGTCTGACCGGAGTAAGTCGTACGGCGCGCGAGGCCGAGCTTGACCTAACCTATGTCCGCTGCCCCGAGAAGGTGGATTCGACGCGCCGCCTGTTCGATGCCGACGTTGCCGCAGGAACGCCGGGCATGTTTGATGCTGACGGCTGGACGACTCGCGCCTACGTGGTCAAGGCGGAGCCGCAGACCATCACGCCGGTGATAATCCAGCAGAAGCTCACCGTGGTCATGCTTGACGGCATCTGGCGTAAGGCCGGGGAATCGCAGCACTTCTGGAGCGACGCGCTCACGCCCGGACTGGACCTCGACTATCCGCATGATTATCCGCATGATTATCTGGCGACCACGAGGAATGCGGTGGCCTCGAATCCCATGCCCACTGCAATGCCGTTCCAGATGGTGATATTCGGACCGGTGTCGAACCCGCAACTCACGTTGGGCGGCAACACGTACGCGCTCGACATGGACATACCCTCGGGCTCCTACGTGACCGTCACCTCGATTGCAGGCCGTCGCACCATCGTCATGACCGCCGAGAACGGCGACGAGACCAACGTGTTCGACAAGGGCCGGCGCGGAACCGGTCTCAACGGGGGCGAATACATCTTCCAGCCGATACCGGCTGGCGATTCCATCGTGCAGTGGAGCGGCTTCGGCGTCGATTTGACCGTCTATCAGGAGGAAAGCGAGCCACCATGGCGGAACTGATCGTCACCGATGCGAGCCACGTGGACCAAGCCATCCTTGAGGACTTCACGCTCGACGCCGCGTGGGGCGCGGACGAGAACGATTTCGAACTGACCGTGGACCGGCTCATCGATGCCGGTAGCTACGTGTATTTCGACAGCGGCGAATGCGGGGGCGTCGTGGACTCCCTGAAGGACTCGCTGAAGGACGGCCGCAGCACCCTCACCTACGGCGGTCGCACGTGGCACGGCATGTTGGCGAACAAGATTTTGGAGCCTGATAAGGGCAAGGATTATCTCACCGTGAGCGGCACGGCCAGCACGGTCATCGGCTCGCTCATCAGTCGCGTCGGCCTTGACGGCGTGTTCGACGCGGTGGACTCGCCCACTGCCGGCGCGCAGACCATCAAAAGCTACCGGTTCGACCGCTACACGGACTGCTATACGGGTTTGAGGAAGATGTGCGAGGCCAGCGGGCTGAAGCTCAGGCTTGCCTATGCGTCTGGCCGGGTCAACATTTGGGCTGAGCCGGTTGCGCATTACGGCGATGCGATTGACAGTGACCTCATCGATTTCGACGCGACCCGCACGTGGAGGAAACCGAATCATCTCATCGGCCTGGGCAAGGGCGATTTGGCCGCGAGAACCGTCGTCCACTGGTATGCGGACGCCAAAGGCAATGTCAGCCAATCCCAGTCGCTCAAGGGCGTGGACGAGATCGCGCAGGTCTACGACTACAGCAACGCCGAAACCGCCGAGCTGAATCAGAAGACACGTGAGAAGTTGCAGGAACTGCAATCCGAGGGTGACGTGAAGGTCACCGTCCGTGACGACGCGAACGTGGTGTTCGACGTGGGCGACACCGTGACGGCGCGCGACAATCTCACCGGCATCACCGTCAACGCGGCTATCAGCAAGAAAATCGTCAAGGTCTCGGGCGGTGTGATGTCCGTCGACTATGAGGCCGAGTAAACAGTAAGGAGCCGATTATGGCGCGTATCGATAATGCGACGGTCATGCAATGCGACCGTTGCGGCAAAAACAAATGGTACAAGGACACGACCGACCCGGACATCAAGACGTGGTACAACGTCAACCGGTTGGACTCCTCCGGCACGGTCCACGACTACCTGTTTTGCGATCAGGATTACGCGGACTATGTGAACAAGCTCAAGGACTTTGATAACAGCTTCGACAGTTGGATGCAGAACGGAGGCAAGCGGAATGGTTGAACTCGTTACCGGTCATGCGGGCAAGGCTCACGCGACAGCGGAGCAGGCGGCGGGATTGAACGCCGGCATTCTCGGCTTGGATGATTATGTGCTCGACGTGCATGACAAGTTCAAGATCACGGTCGTTTCGGCGAACAAGGTGACCGTCGGTACGGGCGAGCTGGTCATGCAGGGCCGTCACGTCAGCCAAGGCACGCCCGAGGATCTGATCGTCACCAACGGGTCGCAGGGTCAGAAACGCAACGACCTGATCGTATGCCGCTATGCGAAGGGCTCGCAGAACATCGAGAGCG